TCAAAGGCGACAGTTGAATTCAACGGAACCAAACTCACAGTCCCTTCTCTTGAGGAGTATGCTCGTATGCATCTAGGGGATGTCCCTCTTGCAAAGATGCACACAGGTGAGAGAACAGATGGGTCATCTTTTGACATTGTTGTGGGTCATTCCAAGAATGGATTTCAGCAATGTTCGTGGGTCAACGGTATCTGCACTACCAAGGGGGGGGCGCACGTGGAAAAGGTTGTGAAACACGTGCTTGACGGAATATTCAATTCTAAGAATATTCCAGTTCGAACATTTCAGGCCCGTGGAACACTTTTTGTGTTTGTTCGAGCAGTCATAGTCAATCCCACATTCAGTAGCCAGACCAAGGCTGAATGCACTTCACGAATTACTGAAGCCATAGAGATGAAGCCAAAGTTTATCAAGGACATTCTTGCAACGGGCGTTCTAGATGACTTGGTGGCTCTCGGTACCGCAAAGGATGCAAAAGAACTCAAGAAGACGGACGGTTCGAAGAAGGCGCACATCTCTGGAATTCCAAAACTTGATGACGCCAACTGGGCAGGCACACACAAATCTCACGACTGCACACTTATCGTTACGGAAGGGGACTCTGCAAAGGCGCTCGCCATTGCGGGTCTGAGTGTGGTTGGGAGAAACGCGTATGGTGTCTTTCCACTTCGCGGAAAGCCCAGGAACGTGCGTGACGCGACCCTTGCACAAGTTACTGAGAATGAAGAGTTTTCAAATATCAAAAAGATTCTGGGTCTGCAGCACGGAAAGGTGTACTCGTCAGTTCGGGAGCTTCGATACGGTCGACTCATGATCATGACTGACGCGGATCTCGACGGGTCTCACATCAAGGGTCTCGTTCTGAACATGTTTCACGTGTATTGGCCAAAACTGATCGAGCTTGGGTTTGTCGTGTCCATGGTAACCCCTGTGATCAAGGCTGGAAAGGAGTGGTACTTTACAGAGGAGGAGTATAGGCAGGCTGTGGCCAGCCAGTCTGCTCCGCAGACTGCCGTGAAGTACTACAAGGGTCTCGGAACTTCTACAAGCGCTGAAGCCAAGGAGTATTTCAAGCAGGTCGATCGACTCACGGTTGCGTTTGGAGCTGATCAAAGTATGGATAACTCTATGCTCTTGGCGTTTTCAAAGTCCCAGTCTGATGACCGCAAGACGTGGCTGACGGCGCACATGGCAAACCCTCCAAAGGGTATCCGGTACGGTCATGTGAAGGACCTTTCTGTCACTGATTTTATTCACAAAGATCTTGCAAATTTTAGTGCAGAGGACATCAAACGTTCGATTCCTCACGTTGTGGATGGACTCAAGCCGAGTCAGCGCAAGGTGATTTACGCGTGCCTCAAGAAGAATCTCACAAGTGACATGAAGGTTGCGCAACTTGCGGGATATGTCGCTGAGCAAACCGCCTATCACCACGGAGAGGCGTCTCTCCAAGGCACCATCGTAAACTTGGCCCAAAATTTTGTGGGTTCAAATAATCTGAACCTTCTGGTCCCGAGTGGACAGTTCGGCACCCGCCTTGCAGGTGGAAAGGATGCGGCCAGTTCTAGGTACATATTCACGCGCCTAAGTCCAGAGACGCGCAAGATTTTCGACCCTGCAGACAACCCGGTTCTCAAGTACATGTTTGACGACGGTCAAAAGGTTGAGCCAGAGTACTATGCTCCAATCTTGCCTATGATTCTTGTGAATGGTGCAGAGGGAATAGGCACAGGATTCAGCTGCTACGTCCCTCCATTTGATCCAGAAGTAATCAAGCACAATATTCGTTGCGCACTCAAGACTGTCGAAATGGCTCCCATGGTCCCGTATTTTAGAGGATTCAAGGGTAAGGTGACTCGTACAAAGGAGCACACATGGGTCCTCGAGGGACTCTATGAACGCGAGGGTGGACAGATTCGCATAACAGAACTTCCCCCGGGCAAGTGGATCCAGGATTTCAAAGAGCATCTCGATGATTTGGTCGAAAAGGGAACTATTCAAAAGTTTGAGAACCACTCGACCGAAACAACCCCAGACTTTCGCATCTGGGCCGACTTGGAGGATCCTGTGCGCGCTCTTGGGCTGACAAAGACTGTTCACACGAGCAACATGTACCTGATTGGTCCAAACGGCGCAGTCAAAAAGTATGCAAGTCCCGGAGAGATCTTGGTCGACTATGTGGAAGTCCGGCTCCAGGTGTACCGTCACAGAAAGGCTGCGCAGCTCAAGGAAATTGATTCAGAGATTCAATGGCTCTCAGAAAAGGCTCGATTTATTCGTGACGTGGCAGTTTCCAAGCGCATACAGGTATTCAACCGTTCGCTTGATGACATTCACAAGCAACTTCGCGAAGAGGTTTATTCTGAGGCAATTTGGCCCAAGCTCCTGGACATTAAGACGTATCAGTACACGAGTGAGGAGGTTGCGAAGCTTCAGAAGTTGTGTGAAACGCGCAAGGCGGAGCGAGAGGTTCTCAAAGGAACGAGTGTGGTTCAGATGTGGGAGAAAAATCTCGACGAATTGTAGATGGAAGTGATCCGGGTGGCACACTTCACACAAAAAAGTGTAATAGATTTTCTAGATTTGATAGGATTCAAAGATACAGCGAGTGTTATAACTCCACACCCACCAGCACCTGTAACTGCAACAGTCGTTCCTACACTCTCGAACGTGGCTGCTATTAAAACACAAATTAATGTTTCAGGATTCTTCAAAGTTACTGCTCCTCAGGAAGTTACATTCTACGCAACAACTACATGGACTCAGAAGGTTGATGCTGGCTGGAGAGTACTCAATGTCACTGGTCTCATAGGTCAAATTGTAACGACCGGTTCAAGTAACGTATCTGGAAATGTTGCGGTTTCATCCCTCATTTCAGAACCTTATAACTGGTCATTTACTGTTCAATCAGATACTAGTCAGGTAATAAACGAAGTCAGGTACGCAAATTCTGTCGTTCTTTATCCACCCGGAGCAGTACCAGTAGTGAACACTCCCAAAAAGTATCCAATAACAGGGTACTACGTAGTTCAAGAACACTTTCCCAAGTTTATTTTTACAGGACCAGTTCCTAAAAATTTCAGAGATGGATGGATCGTTTCGAACCTTTTGCCACTTACGGATACATATGTTGTAACAGACTTTGGTCTGAAATTATATGGGGGAACTGACAAATATGGAAACCCTTTGAAAGTGAATGCATTCAATGGACAATCTCAAATTCCTGCACCCAACAACGCCACTCCAGTCTACCTGACTGCTATAGCAACCACTCCTGCCCTAAGCGTACATCTCACAACTATAGGAACATTTACAACGACTGAACCCACTCAAGGTTCTATACGAATTAACCCTAATATTATGACCGGTCTTTATACAAAATTTAGAGACTTGGGTACCGACTACGAATTTCCTGCCGAGCCTCGCGATTTCAATGAAGTCAAGGACCAGGGGTTCAGTTCGGCAGCAACCCTCGCCCTATTTGCCAAAGGTCCGCAAGATCAATTCCTCATGTCCGATAGCCCAGTCGCGTCTCAATGGAATCCTTCATTCAGACAACATACAAATTCAATCATGTTTCACCGAATCACGACATTTCCTGGACCCAATCCCACCTATCAGGGACAGGTGGTTACGGTCATTCTGTATCCGAATCAACTCGGGGACCTCTTGTCAAACATGTATCTCCGTGTGAACCTTCCAACCGGTGTGAACCTTGCGCCAAACATTGGCAGATCTTTGATTAAGCAAATTGATTTTATAGTAAATGAAACAATCGTAGAGACCCTCTATGACGATTGGTACATTATCCGCGATCAAATGCTGCTCGATGCAGATGAACAGTACACTATGAATCAGACCATGAATGGAGTCAATTCTGAACTCATAATTCCGCTTGAATTCTTTTTTTGCAGAAGACATTCTGTAAATAATACGGGGCGTGAACGGCTCAGACGCCCGTACTTTCCGGCGTGTGCAATGACAAAACAGCTCATCTACGTCCGGTTCACGTTCCAGCCTTACACATGGTGGACGGATTCACCAACCCCCGTAGATATATCAAACCCTGTAATCATAACAGAAGAGATACTTCTTGAAAACAATGAGCGTTTGTACTACAGAAACACTCCGCTCAGATACATTGTGAATGACATAAAAAAGGATGGAATACTTACATTTAATAGTAATCAGCCTATAATCAGTCTAACAGCCGCGTTCCCGGTTCAGACTCTCATGTGGTTCTTTCGAAATAAAAATTATGAAAATGTAAATAATCAAAATTATTACGACTCCAGATATAACTATGGATACACGACACAATACATTCACACGGCAGTGCCTCTGAGCTTTCCTTCCGGGAATACAAATTTTGTAGATGTGATCACGTCCGCAAAGATTACATTGAATAATATTGACGTGACGAGCGTTCTTCCGGGAGGGTTGTACTTTGGATTCAAACAGCCCATGGACCACTCTTTATCGATACCTTCAAAGAATATCTACTCGTACTCCTTTGGGCTTACACCAAAGGAGTACAACCAGGGTGGGTATCTTAATTTCGCAAAACTCAACTCGCAGACGACAACACTGACCCTCGTATTTAACCCAACGTACCTTGCACAGGTTGAACAGGGATACAATTTGTATGTATTTTACTATGGCTACAACTTTCTTCAATTTCAGGGAGGGTTTGCGGGTCTCCCTTTCTCGTCTTAAGCATGTAGTTGACTATACCGTTCTGTATGACCCACTTGAGGAAATTGAGCTGAGCAACCGTTGTGGTAAGTCCCTCAAACTCGATACGCTCCGTGCGGCAGAAGGGGTCAAAGAGTTTCTTCGAGTACCCGTCAAGGCTCGACTTGTAAGCGACATGGACCGTAAACATCTTGCCGTTCGGGCCCATGTAAGTCACATGCTTATTCTTTGCATAATTTGTTACAAACCACTCAATTTGGCGAAGAGAGACGCCGTTGCGGTGATTGAGAATATCTTTTAGCTTTTCATTATTTTCAGGAATTGCAAAAAACTTTGTAAGACTTGAAAGAAGAATTGTTGATTTACTCATTAATAGAATTGAGAATCAATCTTTTAAGTCTCTTCCCAGGGACACGGAACCCTCTCATGTCTCGGCGGGATCGGTTTGGGAACTTGCTTTTGGTGAAAGCCACAGTACCCGTTGTCTTTTGGAGTCTTGAGACAACGCGTCTTGTCACCTTTGATACCTTTGCAAAAATGATCTTTTACTTCTGTAATGTCCTGAATCAAAGACTCTACAGGAATACCATACGTACTTGAAAGCTTCTGAGCGATTGAATTCGTACGAAGGCTCATGCGGATCGCCACCTCGTTATCGATGTGATCCATCACCTTTTGCTCAAATTTTAGAAATTTCCCATTAAACTTTTGAAAAATTTCAGCGAGACTCTGCTCCATATGATTCATGCGATCAAAAACTTTATGTTGGTCACTATTATGCTTATCATACTAGTGATTATTGCAATTATATGTATTATAGGGGTGTATTACCTAGGATGGACGTGTTCAATAGGTTTGTGTAATAGTTCAGGAACGACTTCGGGCGGAACGACTTCGGGCGGAACGACTTCGGGCGGAACGACTTCGGGCGGAGCGACTTCGGGCGGAACGACTTCAAATTCTGACACCATAATGGTTACACGAGTGTTTAATTCAACATCATGTGGCATTCTAACTATGCGTTGTGGAGATTACGCATCTATAGCAGCTAAATGGGTAGGTGATCCAATATATGAAATATACAAATCTGACCCTAATAATCAGGGTAATTGTGACATAGTATTTACAACAGCATCGGATACTAAAACCCCTCCACAGCAAGGTACTGTAAACGTGGATCGTGATTGTAATATTACATCGGTAACTGGCGGTCCACCAATTTCATATACAATATCACCGTCAAGTTGGAGATGGGTAAATGGTAATATTCCTCCAAAACCGATTTCTCCATGTTGTTCAAATTATACAAATATAAGTTCATATAATAATAATATTGGAAAAATATATTCTTCTACACCTGCTATAAACGGACCTGGTTGTGATGTGTTATTATCAACACGAGACCAGCCAATGTATGGATTACATGAGTTTTTCAATACTACTGATAATACATCGTCCTGCACTATTATAGATGCCACACCCGGTGCACCTTATGTAGGTACTTTACCAAGCTCTTCAGTATGGCCTTGAATAATAGAAAACTTTATGTTGGGTAATTGAAATGGATAAGATTAAAATTTATATATTTATCGCATGCATTTTATGCGTGATATTTGTGTATATAATGTCAGGA